GATGCAAGCCGGTGAACGTGTGGGCGTGCCTATGTGTAGGGTCGTCTCTATTGTCCAGACGGTAAAGCTTTTCTTGATACTCGTTCCTGGCGGCGTTCTCTGCTACTGAAATTTTTTTAATCATTTTGGATTGTCGTTAACTTTAGTTTTCATTTTTTGCAAAGTCTCAAAGATTAATTGAATAACTGAGTTTTGCTTAAGTTTTGACGCGCCTACAATTTCCGAGGCAAGCGCCACGGCTGCCCAAAAAATTGGGCTTTGAATTAAATGATTCATCTAGTAGTTTTCATAGGGCAGCGTTCTTCTAATCTTGCGGTTGTTTGCTCTAAGCGATTTAAGCGCGTAAAGATTTCAACCTTTAACTCTGAGTTTTTCTTGGCTTGCATAGCGAGGTAAACGAAAGCACCTGACACTATGGCCGCGCCAATCTCGGTCAAAAGACGTTTTTTGAAGCTAATGTAATATTAATCATTCTTTGCTATGGCGTCATATGAAAGAAAAGCCAACGGAAGAAATAAAAGCAGTTGAGGCAATTGCCGAGGAAGACAAACCCGAATATCAAGAGAAAATTGTTTTCTTGGTCAGTCTCGTTTTTCAGTCCATTATTGTCACTTGGTGTTTACTCGTCTTGTCTCTTGGATACGTTAAGCTTCCAAACCGAATACTGGGAATGGACTTGCCGGATCAGCCGCGAATCGATAATACATTCTGTGCCGCGCTCCTTGGAAATATTTTAGCCGGGTGGGGTATAAGTGTTGGAGCTGGAGGAAATGGCAAAAAGAAAAAGAAAGAACAAGAACAACAATTAGCTGCAAGTAATACAGCAGGCCAACAGGTAATAGTTATAAAACAACCTATAGAACTAATCACCAAGACCCCAACAGCTACCCGCGTCGATCCACTCACAAATAAGGAGGTTGACCCACAAACAGGCCGTTTAATCCAATGAAAAAACTATTAATCCCCTTTTCTTTTCTTTTCGCTGCTATTCCTGTAAAAGCAGATATAACGCACACTATCCAGTCAAGCGCCTCTATTTCTATTGCAGCTCCGGGTTCAGTTTTAACCCGTCAAGCTAATGAATATTCAGTAAGTGGTAATGGCGTTGCAACAACTGACGGAACAACCGCCGGAGTAATTGGAGGGCTAGGAACTGCCACCAATGGTGTTAATGCACTAACCACAATAACGCCAAGTCAAGCGGTAAATGGCAGCCAATTCAGTTTTTCTCAAAGTTATACTGAAGGTGATGATACCGTTACAGCTATAACAGTCGGCGAGATCCCGCCTTTTTCAAATATCACATCAACGTCAGTAGGAACAGCCGGAACAGGAACAATAGGAGTGGGCAAAGATGGCGCGTTAACCCTTACACCGGGAACAGCAACAGGAACCACTATCACCGGCCAATATACGACAACTTTAACTTTGGAATAATGAAACGTTTATGCCTTTTATTTTTCTTATATGCAACGCCTAGTTTCTCTAATCCTATTGGTGGCTTCACTACCGGAACCATGTCGAGTACTACGGTTTCAAGTTCTTCAACGATTGAGAGTATTGTGTCAAAAGACTATAATACAGGGTTTTCCTATTCGGTCAGTGGTTCAGGCATTACGCACGACGGCGGCAATATGTCACCTGACGCGGTGCAAATCTCTGGAACCACAGACGGCGTAAGCTATAAATGGACAGGGCAAAACTTCGCAACAAAACCAAATTGGACACTGATGGAACCAACATCAGGCAACGCCTTTCAATTTGTGGAAAGTTATTCTGGACCTTCGCTCTCAAATGTAACTACTTTAAACAGAAGCATAATTACAGAGTCAACAACCACCTCAACGTCAGTATTTACAAAATAGCGGCGTTATTATTTTTCTTCCCTTCACAAGTATTAGCTAACGCGGTTTCACAATCTAATAACGGGTCAGTCTCAAATATTGCAATTCAACAGACTACCGGAAATATGACGACTAATAGTTATGGGCCAACACAAATTCAATGTCAAGGCGCAACGATGGCGCTTCAACCATATACACAATTCGGGGCTAATTATCGAAAGCCTTTTAACCATACTTATAAAACCCCTGTATATGATCCAACAGATTTAACAGGGGATTTCGACGACGACGGGAACGACATAGGCGACGGCGTACCAGATAACCCCGGAGAAATTCTTTATTGGCAGCAAAATTATGCAGGATCTAACAAGGACGCATATTCATTAAATACGGGTGTAACTTTAAGCTTTATTATTCCACTTGATAAAAGATTTCAAGATGCTTGTTTGAGGGCTGCTAATACACAAATAAACCTACAAAATCAGAAGTTAAAAAACCTTGAGATGGATTGGCATATTGCACGTTATAAAAATTGTGCCGAGCTGTTATCTAAAGGCTACCGCCTGAAAGAATCAAGCCCTTATTATTCAATTTGTAAAGATATAGAAATCATAGAAAAGCCAAATCAAATTTTAAAACATAATCACAAAATTATTTCTTCTTCTTCTTCCCAGTAAGTTTTTTAACTAAATTTTTAACCGCTGGTTTTATAAGGTTAACCAATAATGGAACAGTGGCAGCGACCAAAGCAATAGAAGCAGTACTAAGGGCAGTAGGCAAACTCGGAAAGTAAGTGTCGATAAATTTAACTGATTCATAAAGCGTTATGCAGTCCCCCCCATCGTCGCTAATTTCCCAACCAATGACACGTTCTAACCGCTTATCATTACGAAAGTCACCCATCTTTTGATCTTTAGGACCGGGGCAGGGAATAAATACCTCCTCTTCTTCTTTCTTCTCTGGAATATCTGGCTCTTGCGCTTGAAAATCTGTATTTGATTTTTCTTCTGTTGTTTCTTGTTTTTTATCGTTTGAATATTTAATTTTTGCAGCGTTATATTCAAGAGGTTTTATTGCTGGCAATGGACCATTAGAACAAACCCAATAACTACCCGTCGGGTCGTCTTCTATTATTTGTGTATTTGTGGGCCTTGCGTCGCGGTGTTTCTTATAGCAACCGGGTAAAAGGATAGAAGGCGGTGGAAAGCCTAAAGCCTTTTCTGGGGGGATTTCTAAAATTCTTATAGGCGGTATTAATTCAATTGCTATATCTGGGATTCTTATATCTGGTATGTCCATTACATAGGAAGACCCAACCCCGTTACTTTAGGTAATTGCTTTTGTATTTGATCAGGCATTGCCTTTTTTAAATCCCCCATAATTGCATTTTTTATTTTTGCTTGACCTTGTGGGCTGGTCACGTATTTATAACCAAAATATCCCCCGCCAATAATTCCAGCCGTTAAAACAAAAGAGGCAACCGCTAACCCATCAATAATTTTTCTGACCATTGGTTTTAATGCTGCTATGTCGCCATAATAAACAAAAGAAAGATTTTAAGCTTTACATGAATGAAATAATCAAAGACGCATTATTAAAAGCTTTACCCATAACCGTTGCATCTATCGCCTTTTGTTTTATCGCGTTAATGCCTTTGTATTTAATGCTTAAGTTGCAATCAAACCAGTCTCACGCAAACGAGCCAATGCGGCCTCTAACTTTGCCTCTAGTTCAACGCAGTACTCAAGCAGCTCTGCATTAGTCGGGCTAGCAGCGTTGGAAATAGTGACAGAACCGTTAGGAGTAGGCAAAGAACCACTAGAAGCCGTAACAGTTAAATCAGCAACGGCGGCGGGTTGATCGACTGGTGTTACATTCCAAAAACCAATCTTTTGCCCTGTCGCTGTTCCAATCTTTGTACCCGTACTTGTATTAGTTGCAATGTTTACAGCATCGCCAACGGTTAATAAGTTTGCATCAATAGAAAATTGAGTTGTTAATGTTCCCGCGTCCATTACTTTGAAATTTATTTGCCCGTCTTCTGTTCCATCACTTGCATCTATAATCTTTGATTCAATCGCGGAATAATCTATTTGCTCCGGTGTTCCCGCGTCGTTCTTACCCCTGCAAAAGATAGTCGAAAGAATGTCATTATCTTGACCGGCCCCAGACGCGCCCCTCCTAGAAAATAAAGTTATATCAGCCGTTGAACCTGCATCGTTAGCGCTACATTCAACCCATAAAGCCGTACCAGCTCCCGCCACTGTTATATGAACAGGGTACAAAGGGACAGTTTCACCAAAGCCTACTTTATCCGCTGATAATCTGATTCTTGATGCAAGTGTTCCACTAGCTGACGACATCAAATCTAAAATTCCATCTTCTCCGCCATTAGTTACGGTCTTAATTGATGCGGCTATGGATGCGTAGTCATGCGCGTTATCGCCTGAATCTTCGCCTCTATAAACAAGGTTCCCTAAATTATCAGCATTAGCAGGGCTGGCAGAATTTCTATATAGAACAAGGTCGGGGGCTGTATCTGCCCCGGCATCGCTATTTTCTAAAATAATCTGATCAGTTGTATCAGTACTAAATAAATGAAGTTGAGCCGCCGGAGTACCCGCCCCTAATTGCAACCCGCTTGATTGAAATGATCCAACTAACGTTTGATTGATTGAAACAGAAAGAGTATTAGCAGCCGATCTATAAAGACCAGTCGCGCCACTATCAGCTAACCAACCTAAAGAGGGTGTCGTGTTACTTCCCGACGGTAGGTTTCTTAATAGCGTTGTATATTGTATTTTCTTGTTTTTGGCAGAGTTAGAAGACTCACTTGAATCAAGAATTTGAATTACATCATCAGCAACCGGCGCCGTTAATTCGGTTAAAGCGCTAATTTTTCGATCTGCCATTTTTTACTTTTATTTTAATCGGTTTTTTCTTTTTCCTCTTTAACAAGCTTTTCTAGCACTCTTACAATTCCTTGATCTTCTAAAATTGGTTGCGTTAATTTCTGCCCGTCTTCTTGTAGCTTTTTAATATCATCTTGTATTTTTTGTAAACTTGCTAAATTTGCATCAAGCCGAGTTTTTGCCGCTTGCAATTCGCTTTCTTGAGTTGTCATAGAGGTTTAATATGTCCTCGTAATATAAAAGCAATTAAAACAAGAAGCAAATAAAAAACTAATCGGCTTCCTCCGCTGTATTACCTTCTTCTACCCACTCTAGGTACTCTTGATAGTCTTTGTTTGCTGGATCGAATGGGATCACAGCGCCATCTGATTTCCTAATTACTTCTTTTTGGTAATTCTCAAAAGTTGAATCTCTTAATTTATACATAATTTATAGCTCTGCCTCTGAGGCAGCCAAAAGACTATAATATCTACCATAGCCAGAACTACCAATTCTAGTGTCAACCGTAAACCCATCTACTGTTGCACCTTGTAGATTTTGGGAAGTTAAATTTTGAACGCTAGTTGCTGCTGTTATTACGGTCAATGTTGGTGCTGCTCTTTTAGTTGTTGCATAGTGAACCCTTGCAGAACCATTTCCTTGTGCTGCCGCGCAATATCCTGCCCAAGTGGAAGAATTTAGCTCATAGTACCTTTGACACAACGCTAATTCTTCTGCATAAGATTTGTGCTCAAACTCTGTAGCTATAGATCCAATTTCTAACTGCACGCCTGTAAATTGAAAGGTTCTACTTGTGCTGTCTCCTATTGAACTAATTCCTACAGCTCTATTTGCATCTGTATTTGCTTGCCATGTGCCCGCCGTATAACTCCCGCTTGTGTAATTAGTTCCAGCATGTAAGTAAATAATTAAAGTTAAACTACTCGCGTTGTCATCATCAAAAGCCCCCGTTGTATCTGATGGGATAGCAATTTTAATTTGATTCCAAGAAGATGTAACAGCAAATTGAGTACTACTCATTCTAGAATTATCATTGTCTACAAGCACTGCCATATAAGTGGCCGAGGCATTACCTTTAACGTAAAAACTTAAATATAATTTTTCAGCCGCACTAGTTCCTTTTTTTATAAGTTGTAAATCTTGCCCCTCTATGTGCTGACCTACTAAAACTAAGGCGTTAGTAGCTATTGAAGTATCTGCCGTGGTACAAGCAAATTTCATTGAATTAGCAAAACCATCAGGACCATTTGAATCTTGTGACTCTGTAAGTACTACCTGAGTGTTATTGCAGTATGTGTACCATCTATCTACAGTTGAATAGAAAACACCATTTGAACTACCTATACCAGTTTTTGAAGTAGCTCTTTGCGCTACTTTCATTTCTGAGTTATGTAAAATATTTCTACCAGATAAATTATTCGACTTTAAATTGCCAGTTGCTTCAATATCTCCATCAGAATCAATTGTTAATCTTGTTATATCATTAGTTGTAAAATACAAGTTTGCGTTTTCACTTTGCTGAATTGCTAAATTATTATTCCCGCTAGATGGATAACCAATACTCCCTTTAATTGCAGAAGTATCGAAAAATTCAATCCAAGTTCTACCTGTAGCTGCCGTAGATTCTAGTCTAATTGTTCCATCTAAACCTTTAACATGCAATTCTCTATTTGGAATACATCCAACACCTAAACCTGACGAGTTAATTGTGATCCTTTTTGTTCCACCTGTTGAGATGTCTAACGTATCAGCACCGCTTGACCATATACCCGTGTTTAAATCATCTCTAAAAGCAAGACCGGGGGTAGCTTCTGCCCCGTCCTCCATTGTTAACGTCCCATCAAGTTGAAATAGTTCTATCCATGCGTTATTAGCTGCGTTTCTAATTTTTTTAACACCGTTTGAGGTGTCGTTCCATTCCATATAAGCGTATGTTGTGGAGGGTTCCGTTCCTGAACTGTTACCAGTAACAATCGCCGCTAATGCGTTATTTAAATCTGTACGAAAGCTACTCCCTGATTGGTTCGATAATACGTAGTCGTGAGTACTCATTTTTTACTATGTCGCCTTAATATGCTTTCAGTTTAGACAATGATAGCAAGATTAGTATTTTAAGCGCCCTCGGTTCCATAACCGTTTGCTTGAAACTGGAAATTGCGACTAACTCCCGAACCTGACGAGTTATAGAAATTAATTGTAAAACCTGTTCTTGTTTCGCTACTAATTGCATATCTGTCACCGCTTGCCATATCACTTGAAGTAATGCCTAGCTTAGGTGTTTGATAAAAAGCTTTTGCATAAGTGACAACCTTTGCACCTGTTCCCGACTCAAAACCGCCGCTTTCCGTTCTGTTCTCGAATTGCAGCGTATAACCTAATTCGTCAACAATAGGAGTTTGATCAACTGTTGTAGAAGATAAATCAACTTTAAATTGAAAGACGCGCCCGGTATATCTGCCTGATTCCATCGGAGTCCAAACACCGTAAGTCTGAGAACTTTCTTGTAACATATCGCTGCCATCTTCTAATAATATTTTGTCACCATCTTCTGTGATTATGTCGTCATCAGCAGGGGCATCATTGCTTTTTCTAAAATAAAGATTTGCTGTTGTTTCATCTGCTAACGCTCCATCAAAATCACTCCACCTATCCATATTTGTTGCACGATCATCAATCGTATCATTAGGAAGTAGACCTCTTGTTGTTAGTTTTCTTTTAAAAATTACTGTAAATATTGCGCCTAAATCAACGACGTTATTAAAGTAATAAGTTCCTGAAGTTTTAAGCGAACCAAGAAAATCTATTGATCCCCAGTCGTCAATATTTCCTGTTTGTTCATCCCAAAAGTCGCTACCTGTAAGAGTTAAAGCATCAAATTCATTTGAATATTGAACATTATCTTTTTGACCTTGAAATGGTGGGGTGTCTGTATCTTCCCTTCTAACTGTTTGATTTAATCTAGGCAACGCATCAGGTAGATCTATTGTTGCGCTTACTTCATTGCTACTTTTATTTCCTAGCTGATCCTTAAACTTGACCATATATTCACCCTCTAATAAATCTAAAACAACCGAGTCAGTATTTGATTGAACTTCTCTTAATAGTGTTGACCT